TTTCTTTACTTTCTTAATACTACCATCACTGTCTTTCTGTAATACAAGCAAATCATCATCATCTGGCGTTGTTTCTTCGTCAAGCCCTGATATATCAATATTGTTTAAGTCATCTTCTGCAAGCCCCGATAAGTCTTGGTCGCCTGTATTTGTGCCGCTTGTATTCCCTATTATTACTTTTTCGGCATCAGTAACGAAATTTTCATCTGGTTCTAAAATATCGTCCCATTCTGTATCATAATCGGTGTTAGATTTTTTCTTTAAAACTTGACCTGTTGTGCCGCCTGCCGCAACACCTTCTCCTGTATCGCCTTTGTCGCCTTTCTCTCCTGTATCGCCTTTGTCGCCTTTCTCCCCTGTATCGCCTTTGTCGCCTTTCTCCCCTGTATCGCCTTTGTCGCCTTTCTCTCCTGTATCGCCTTTGTCGCCTTTCTCTCCTGTATCGCCTTTGTCGCCTTTCGGCCCTTGTTGCCCTTGTGCTATATTATGTAAAATTGCATTGACTTGTATAATTGGTTCATCTTCCTGTGTAGATATTACTTGTAATCCGCCTGATACTTGTATAGAAATTGCCTCATTATCAACTGTGATAGTATGCTGAACTGTATCAATACTTAATGTAGTTTCCGCATTGACAGGTGTAATAATATGTTGAACGCTTTCTGTGCTTATATTCATTCTGTTTCAATAGTCAAATTTTTAAATTCAAATAATTTTTCTACATTATATTTATACACTTCAGCACTGTCTGTATATTGATATAGCAAATCATATTTGTCTGTTTCTGCATCGGCTGTGGTTGTAGCTGGCACTGTAACAATAACAGTATTGGGGTCTGCTGCTGCAACAACACCATGACCTATTGTGCCTATGAATAGGACTGTATCAGAGCTGTTTTGTTTGAGATTGACCGTAAATGTGTCAAGGTCAGCAATAAGCTTATCAATTTTAATCGTAAAAATCAAAGTTTGACCTTTATATTTTGTTTGAGTAGTGTATAGCATATTTTTATTATTAAATTATAAACCAATTTTCACCATCAGAATATAAGCGTAGAACGCCATAATTTGCATTAATCGTATAAGTATTAGCCCCATCAATAGTTTCACTCCCCTCTGTATCAACAGTAATATTATTAGTATTTGCATTTCCGCTGGCGTCCTTAATTATTATTACCCTTCCCCTGTAACATTCCGCTGTCGGTAGTGTGAGTGATGTAACAGCTGCCGTTGTAGGATAGGTTACGTTGAGAATACAATCAGTTTCCTCAACATCATACGTAGCTTCTTCAACTGAACGAACTGAATAAGTACCATTATTAATAAAATCAAATGCATTAGCTTCATTATTATCGTATGCACATCTTGCACCTGTGCTATCAGCTGCCCATGTTGTAGCGTCAGTTATATTCGGTATTGCTGTGCCGTCCCTGTACTTAGTTTCGGCAAGGTTTTCCGCCATCCAAACTTGTGTACCTATCTTTACAGTTCGGTATTGCCTACCATCGTTGCCGGTATAAACATCGCAAAAAGTACCATCAGAGTAGGTTTGTTCGGTTACTGTTGCATCTCTAACTAATCTCAAACTAAATCCATATTCCTTATCGTAGTGGTCTCGGTATAATACGGCATCCCCATCATCCATATATCGTATGTATATTTCGCTTCTGTCATATTCTGTAATACTTAGATACCCGCCATTTTCTGTAGTATTATAAAAAACGCCATTAAGGTAACGTCCACCGCCAGCAACCGCCGAAAAGTTAACAGCATTTGTTGCCCCTGTGTTTGGGCTTTTCCAATGTATTGTACCTTTTTCCTTTAATAATCCCCCTACTGTAGCCGCTGTTCCAAGTTCAGTAACAAGTGTAGCCCAGTCATCATCACTCGGAACTCCCCACGTTGCACTACTTGTAATCTCTGCCACATTCGTGGCTGCATACCAATTATACAGATACCCATATTTTACATTTCTTTTTCTTATTCTGTCGACAAGGTCGCCAATATTTACGCAATTAGCAACTTCCCAAACCTCATTAACTATATCATACTGCTCAATACTTATCTGGTTTCCAATAACTGCAAGGCGTGTATTTTCTTTATTCATTATATATCCATCCGTATCAATACTAAGTATAGTATCGTAAGCACTCACTCCATCATACTGGCTTATACGATATTCGCCAGTGCTTGAGTCATAGCTCATTCGCCATTTTTCTGTACCCGACAAATCATTAATATTAATCGGTATGCCGTCAACCTCAATTGTATTTCCATCAAACATAGCTTTCAACTCTTTCAATGCTGTGTATACCTCAATCATATTAGCATCGCCTTCGACATTCGTTAAAACTGACCCTTTCGTTACAAGGTCTGGATTTGTTGTAATTCTTAATAATATATCTGTTATTGCCATTTTATTTTATTTTTAATGAGTTGGGCAGGTTGGTTCATCTGAACTGTCAACGCTTATATCAGGTGTGTCGCCAATACTTGTTATTTGAAAAGGGTATGCGGTACTTATTTTTTCATTCTCACCTGTTGCCGTATATTCGTCATCTTCTATAAGCTCCATTATCTGCGTTTCATAAGCTCTCTGAACTTCACTAATTGCCTTAATTTTATTCTGTTTATCGACAAATTCTGAACTTTTACTATAATCAGATATTCTGTTAACTGTTCCAATCGGAGTTACAATAACATTACCAATTTCAACAAAGTATCTGTATATTTCCTGTGCCAGTGCTTTTTTACATAAAGTTTTAATACTATCATAATCACCCGAAAGCACCTTTGCCAGTCGTGTTGATCCAATAAGATTGACCATATAAGTGTCCTCTTTCTGTTGTTCGACAATGCGAAACATCTCTACATTAGCTACATCTGTTGTTGCAACAAGGTTTTTATATTCGGAATGTGTGAGTAGTGCCATTATGCAAAGGTTAAAGGTTTTAGTGAATAGTTTTTAGTAGGATTAATATCATAATACCAGCCACTGAAAAGCTCCATCATTGTTTCTTCTATAATCTGCCTGTCATCCGATGTTATACTGTTGTAATATCGATACATATCATTCATAATCTCTGTACTGAAACCTGTTGCTACAGTATCGTGTAATATTTCTGGCTGGTTGTATATGCCTCTGATTGCAGCTTTTACTGCTGACTCTGTGCTTTCAAAAAGCTTATCAAAGTTTTGTATATCTAATTTTCTTATGTTGAATGGTATATGCTTCCCGTCCTTATCAACAGAAGGGTTTTCGAGTGCCATAAGCTTTCCTAAATTTTCATTACCTTGATACTTTTCGAGTGCGGCCATTATCTCATCTTTGAAAAGTGTCGTTGTGCTGTTTTCTTTTCTGTCTTCTGGATATGGTGAAATATTTTTAAATAAAAATGGAAATTCAATTATTGCGGATGGCATGAAGTTAGTCGAAACATTAGCATTTCTGCCTTTTTTTAGTTTTATATCGGTAATAACATCTTCAAGTACTGCATGAAAGCTGTTATGAGGGTACATTATTCGACCAACTTCACCGAAGTACATTATATGTCCACCCCATTTATCAAAGCCGCCAGCCGTCTCAATTTGTCGCATTATAACTTCTTTATCGGTTGTATACATATTGTATACCTTAATATCTTTTTGCTCAATTCGCCTACAGGACCAGTTTGAATGATACCAAATTTCTGTAATATTACCTTCATCATCTGGCCATGGCAATCGTAAATTTTCAAAAGGGATCACTTGCAAAGCGACTTTTTCTAATAATGCATTATATCCGATATGCACTGCGAAACCATCATGCATACTATATTGCCTTGTAATAAGGCGTGTAAGCTGGTCAACTCTTAATCCAGCGGGGTTAATTACAGATTTCCAAAATCCATTATTTTCCGTAACGCCATTCCCGAAAATGAACTTTTCCTTTGTCTGTATACACCTTTTCAAAGCTCCCGAATTGTCGCTCATTGTCTGGGTGTGGTTCGGGTATAGATTATCTTCACCAAAATTGATTATACCAAGACGGCGGTTTTCTTTAAAAGTAAGCGTATCAGTTGCGGTTATTGTTATCATTTACGTTTTGATTTTGTTGTTTTGCGTTTTGTTGTCTTTTGGATTGGCTTTTTTAGAGCAACTTGTACGTTTTCTTGTACGTTTTCTTGTACAGGTTCGGGTTCAATCGTCTTTACGGGTTCAGGAACAAGCGGCGATTTTTCAAAATATTTATCGAAACTTTCCATCGTGATTGCTTCATGAACTTGTTCAGGTGTTATTTCTTTCTTTTTCCAGTTTGTGTCAAAGCTTTCAAATATATCAGGATTTTTTTTGAAAAAAATTTCTGCAATTTCATTTGTCAGATTTGGACTCTTATCATTATAATATTTTCCTTCGTAATATATCAGGGCGTCTTCTTTGAGCTTAAATGATTTATTCATAGCTGATAAAATTTGATTAATTGTAAATGAGTTTAACAGTAAAAAATTATCCATATAACAACTTGAGCAAGAGCGGTGAAAGTCTGATTTATAAGGTATAATACCATTTTTTTTAAAAACATTATAAAATCTCTCTGCTTTAGCAAGTATTTCGCTATGGTTTTTAATTATGTATGTTTTATCTAATAAGGAAAGCGATACATTTTTAAATAATTGTTTTATTGTTTTTTGTAATTCTAAAAATTCTTTTATTTCTTTCATTTTGATTTTAAATTAAAAAAAAGGGCGGGGCGTTGCTGCCCTGCCCCTTTTATGTTAGTAGTAATTTCTAATCAAAATGCTTACGGCGACTGTGCAATTAATAAGGCGGCAACAGCTGCATCCGTAACGGCTTCACTCGTAATATAGAAGTTACGTGGGAGATGTGGCTCTTCAAAACCTTCCATTGTTGCAAGCTCAATATTATACTGGTTGCGTCCTTCGGTGTCGTCTAAAACAGTGAGGCGAAGTCCGGTATCCCAACCAAATACTTCGTATTTAGCATTACCCGAAGCACCTTTATAATTCTGTTTCAAAATGGCTACATACCCATAAGGATAATTAGCCAATGCATCAAGCTCTTTTTTCGTTGTTGGAAGATTGGCATAAACAATGAACGGCACACGATGGCGGTATTTTGCTCCGTTTTCGTCCCTGACAAGTCCCTTATCGGAGCTTATCATTGTGGCTTCACCAGTATATGAATAACCACGCTTCTGGCTATTCATCTGGATTGCCTCAATAATCATATGGTTACTGCCATTGAATGAGCAGTTTGAGAGGTCAATATCACCTTTCGGCAATAATATTACTTCATTCAACTGCCCTCGAATTGGTTTCTGCTGACAATTGAAAAGTATGTCGCTACTTATTTCACAATTAGTATTTCCCATAATTTACCTCCTTTGATTATACGGCGTAAGCCAGTTGAGTATCGTGCATTATTTGGGTATCGAATTTATCCCTAATGTCTATGTAATATTTTCTGTTGACCTTGTCATAAAACATCTCAAAAAGTCCCCAAGTATTAACATCAGGAACGCCAAGCAGTAGGTTGTCTTTTCTTAATGAGGCAATACGATGAGGATTATGATAAGCTGTACCGCTATCTTGATAGCGAGTAATCATATAATCCCATTCAGGAAGCCACACAAATTCAACGCCATTATAGCGTATGCCCTGCATACCATTTTCAGTATTGAATAGTTTTTCTTGTAAGTCGAAGCCCTGATAATTAGATTTCAGTGCATGGAAAAACCAACGAGTACAACCGAAGTATTGATTTTCATAATTAAAGTCAAGCGGTAAATCTTCGGTTAATTTTTTAGCTGTTGCAAGTGCAACTGCCGAGGTCATTGTTGACTTCTGCAAAGCATAAGATACTTGATTATTGTAGGTGCTCAAATCGACATGGTTGCCGGTAACTGTGGCAATGCTTTGAGCAAACCTGTAAAAGAATCCATATTGCATGGTAACAAGCTTAACATTAAAGGCAGCCCCATCAACTGTGTCTGAATAATACCCTGCTGGGCTATCAGAAAAGCGGGTTGCACCCATATCACCCATCCATGACATACGATTGAACATACGAATGAAATTTTCTTTTAGCATGTCTACAAATACATCGAGGTAATCAGTGTCTGTCAGGTCTGTGCTGTTCGTTCCTTTTTTCAAAGCTTTGATTGCTAAGGTTGCTTCAACATCGTCTGCACAAAGAATGATACGAGTATCATAAGCACGAGGCGTCCAGGATTTTTCTTCTGTGCCGACTTGTGCATTTATTTCGTTCAATGCACATAAAGTCCCTGAAGGTGTCATACCTATATCACCCATGTTTGTTAGATACCCGACCTTTTTGGCATATTCGATACCATTAACTACTGTAACTCGGTCTGTGAGCGACTTGCTCATGAAAACTTCTTTTTTTATTAAATCCCGAATGTCGTTAACTGCTTCGGGCAAAAATGTGGTTAAACCACTAAAATCAATTTTTCCCATTTTATTTTTTTTTTATTATTAATTATTAATTTTCGCCGAAGCGTTTATTTTTTTGCGTAGCGTTTTTCTTTCCATTCCTCAACAATATCTTTTGTTGTTTTTTTTGGCTCTGGAGTCAGAGATTTTGCCTCAAACTTATAAGTACCATCGGGCTGTTCAAAAGGCGTCATCACTTTTTTAGCAAGTGTAACAAAGCTTTCAAGTTCTTTAAGCTTAGCTTCAATATCAGCTTTTGCCTGTAAGTCTGCTTTCAGCTTTTCAATTTCGGCTTTCAGGTCTGCATTTTCCTGTTTCAATGCTTCTACATCATCAGTCGGCTCATCAACTATTTCAGTAATAGTTTTTACGATTCCACCTTCAATTACAACAGTCCATTTCTTTTCTGCATAAGTAAGTATATAAGTACCATCATGGGCGTCATTTGTAACTGTAGCACCTTCTACAAGCTCATCACCTTCAACTTCGAGAGTAGTACCTTCTTCAGTTGCAATGCTTAATGCTTTTATACTGTTTTTGAACATCGCAACAATTTTTTGTAAAAGTGTTTTTTGTTCATTTAATTCTTTTGTTATTTTTTCTGCTTCCATTTTATTTTTAATTTTTGTTTGTAATTCTTTTTGATTTTGATTAACTCTTGCGGCAGCGGCTATTTTATCAAATAATCCATAGAAAAACAACTCATTGTTATTAGTTTCCTTATTTGTATTATTTTCTATTTCGGTAACTATCTTATGTCCGAGTGCTGCCTTAGCTGATATTACTTCGTCATTATCCATGAGCGTTTCCGTTTCTTCAATATTCATACCAAGCACTGAACTATACAGGTTTATAAGTTTTTCCTTTTCTGCACGTATCAAGTCGTAAAGTTCCTTTGCTTCGTTGTCTCCGCCCAGGAAAAAGTCAGCCATCCAGGGCGAGTGCATAAGAAACTCAGTATTATTATACTCAGCTATTCTATTTTCGCCTGCAAGGAATATTGTAAAAGCTGCTGAATAACAGTAGTCTATTGCTTTGGTTGTAATCGGCTTACCAAGCGATTTAAGATAGTCGTATATTTTTCGCCCTGTCTCTGAACAGCCACCTATCGAAGTTATCTCAACTGTTAATTTTTCAAATTCGCCAAGTGCCTTAATTAATCCTATTGTTTCAGTAAGGTTAATTTCCATTCCAACCTCACCACGTAATATTATTTTGGCTTCGGCCTCAGTTGCTGGCTCAAATTCAATAACAATATAATCATGCTCATCAAGCCATTTCTTAGCTTCATTAGCAGTAAATTTTTTAGCGTCAAATCTTATTGATTGTAATTCTAATCCGCTTTCTGTTTGTCCATAAATAACATGGATACCATCACCGAACTCATTATCGACCCGCTTAAATTCTGTATATTTATCCGGATTCTGGATTCGTGCAGCATGTTCGTTTGGATAAGGCATAGATTTTCGTAATTAATTTAGCAAAATTATGCTTAAATTAAATACGTGTCAACCTATTTATTTTTAGGTATATTCTGATTTGCCCACGTAATTACTCCCTCAACCGTTTTGGTACTGCAATAACAACGCTCTGCGGTAATTGTAACGGCTTCTGAGTATGTCGTTCCTATGCGGTATATCAGATACTTGTTGTAAATATCATAATAGCGGATGACAGTTGTAGGACTCATACTGCCAAGCTTATTATCATATAGCGTGCGGGCTGCTTCTATAATTGTACATTTTTCCATATAGTATTTAAAAATCTATTTACAATTTTTTCAACTATTTCATCTTTTACATGTCTGCCATCCTCTTTATAAATATCATTAAGAGATAATGCATATTCGTAACTGTCATAATAATATACATTTGGCAGTTTATCGAATAATAACATTTCAACTGCTGTTCTTAAACTTTCCTTGCTTTGTTTATTAGCTTCTTCAAAAGGCATTTTTCTGAATGTCCTTTGTAGTGGCACAGGGCTTACTGTGAATATAACTGGCTTAGGTGCAACGACCTCTGCAATTCTTTTTATATAACTATAATTTTCTGCAGGCGTAACAAAGTGAAAGTCGGCTGGTATGTTTGCCCTTATTTTCGGCAGTCCATATTGAGGGTGGTTTGACATGACATATCCATTCGGGGCAATGAATACCTCTGACATTCCGAGCGTGATAATAAATACATCGGCTTCGTTAATGCAATTTTTAAAAAGATTATTAAGTCGCCTTGTTTCATTTTCAGCTTTTTCGAGTGAGTCATAATGTGCCAGCCGTCTAAATGGATTTTGAAAACGACCTGCTGAATTTTTATAAAAAACATCATTCAGGTCGTCGGGTCTTTCAAATTCATACATAATATTCGCAGCATTATAATATATCATTGCCCTTTCAAATTCATACATAATATTCGCAGCATTATAATATATCATTGCCCTTTCATTTTCTGGCGGTAAAAGTTCAAATCCTTTTTCTCTTAAAAAACGCCTTATTTCAACGGCAAAGCATGAGCCAATTGTAAGTATTTTCATTTTTTTATAATTAAATAATTATTATATTTTCCTTTATCAGTTATTATATCAAACCCTGCAATATTTATCTTTTCAATCATTTCTTGCATTATTTCTTTTCCATATATTTGAGGATGGAATGAAACAGATATTTGTTTTATTTTATTATGCATTTCTTTATCATTCAAATATGATTGTAATATTTCTAATTCTGAACCTTCACAATTGAGAAATAATACATCAATATAATCAATGTTATTTTCATTTAATATTTCAAAAATATTAATACAATCAATTTCATATTTATTAGTAATAATCTTATTGCCACCTTCTCTGTTATATATGCTATTACTACTACAATGATTATATTCATAAAAAGTTTTTGTACCACATTCCCCCGCAACAACCTTATTATGTATGGTTATATTTTTTCCTTTTACTCTTTCACATAAACTTTTGAAAGATTTTTGGCTTGCTTCGTAAATTATTACGGTACTTTCTGTATAGTATTTTTTTAAGTTCATCCCATGAGTACCAGATATGCTGCCTACTTCAACAAATATAGGTTTTTCATTTATTCGATTTTCATCAAAAAAAAGATAAGGGTCAATGTATTTCATTTTTCTTAAATTTAATTACTTTTTCTATTTCAAAATTTTCTACAATTCTGTGTATATGTAAGAACTTATCATCAAGAATATACTCAGGCATTTTTCTTTTTTGCATATCTTTTGTTCGTAACATTCCGAGGTGAAGTCCTGGATGGGGTCTGTAATACATTGCATTTCCATCAGTCATGTCAACTTCATGCCCATTGAATCCAATGCCCTCCTTTACAATTTCGTAAAGAAAATGCTCATTACGTGGGTGATTATCTTTTATTCTGCTTATATATTTATCTGGATTTTTCAAGGCGTCATCAATAACAAAATCCATCTTTTCAAAATATTCCTTTACCTTTATAAAATGTAATCCTGTCAATGCCTTCCCCCACGGTCGTATGCCATTGCTAAATGGCAACCCAAGCTTTGTTGCATTTTTTTCGTGTGATTCTGTAATATAGTCGTAATAAATAAAGTCAATATCACCAATATATGCATAATCGTAAGATGTGAAATATTCACTATTCCATAACCAACGATATGATTTTAATAATTGCCCTTGTGTGATTTTTTTTGAATACAAGTGAAATTTAAAGCCCTCAACAATTTCAAAATTATTACAATATTTTAATGCAAGTTTTATTTTATCAGGGACTGAACTTTCACATATAATTTTTACAAACCCATCTGGCTGTGTTTTTTCAACCCCATAAATAAAATAAGGTACATATTCGTAGTATTTTTCACCGCCGAAAATATGGCTTATGAATAGGGTTTTACTCATTTTCTTAATTTTGTATATAACCAAAAATCGTCATACGTACTAAAATATTTTTCTATATTTTCAGCTATTGCCTCATTGTTTTTATTACCTTCCTCTTTTTCATTATTAATAATTGAAACAATACTATCAATATCAGTATATTTAATTGCATTAGGCAAAGGGTTTGAATTATAAATACATCTTCTACCCATAAGCCCAAGTTCTATAACGGTATTAGGCATCCCATCAGAAGGGGTAAGACGTAAGCCGATAAAGCATTTTTTATAAACTTCTTTCAACTCTTTCGCTGTAAAAGTATTGCTGGTTGCGTGAATAATTTTATAAGGTATTCGTGAACGTATCTGCTCAAGATATTGCTCACCATAATTATTCCCTTTGCCGTAAAAATAAACACAATCCCCCTTTGGCTGCACATCTTTAATAATTTTTGTCGGAGTTATAGGAATAAACTCCGCTTCAAGTCCAGCCGTAGCAAGTCTTTTTTGTACATCTACCGAAAAAGCAATATGCCGTCCCTTTAATTGTGGGATATATTTAAAGTAACATCTTTGTAAATAAGTTGCGTCAGTGCCTGCCCATAGATATACGATATTTCCTTTATGTGCAATAGCTGCCTCATAATCTTCTGCCCTGTACATCCCAAAAAAAACGGCTGGCTTACTTTTATCTGTATACTGTTTTAGCCCATATTTATCAATCATTTTTGGCTCAAAAAATGATACTGCCTTAGAAGTCCTTATTTGTTCAATTCTTATAATATCTGAATCAGTGTTTTTTAACACAAAGTCAAATGAGGTATATTTATCAACGTATGCCTTTTGTTTTTGTGCAAGTTTTTTCAATGCAGCTTTGTTTTTTATATACTTTTTTAATAATGCTTTTAATTCAATTTCATTATTAACAATATCAACTGGCGGTACAGGTTGTTTTTTCGTTCCTGTAAACTTACCGCTGCATATTGTTACGCATCCGCATTTCATCGCCTCGAGACCTGATTTCCCAATCCCCCCCTTATAATCTATGCCTAATTCAGTTCTTGTTTTGTCTGTTATTATTTGGTCGAAAAATATGTGTGCTTTTTTCTTTCTTTGTATGGATTGTTCCCATGATATACCACTTATAATATCGAGATTTATTCCAAGCTCCTTACAAACCTTTTCTATTATGCTTGTCCCCTTGTGGTCTATATCTTTTTTCAGTCCTGGGCTGTGGGCAACAGTGAATATTTTATTTTTCACCTCAATACCATTTGTTATGGGGATATGTTGATAATATGGTTTATACTTAAATTTTCCTTGAATATAATGAATAAGGTCTGGCATTACAAGCATTTCAATGTCTGTGCATTCTCTTAATGATTTTCCTATCCTATCGCCATTTTGCTTTGGGTCTCTGATAAACCAGTGGTCTGTAAGTAAAAAAACAACTTTATAATCTTTTAATTTTTTACCTATTTTATCAAGCAAGGGTAACAGATATCTCACACCCATCGCCCCGAAAAGATATAATTCCTTAGCTGCCTTTAATTCCCTATATACGATTTCTGGATGTGTAATATAATCAATTAATAAAGGTACTTTTTCATCCCAATATGGTAATCTGCGGTTCCATACCATAGTCTTACAATCGAGATATTTTGCTATAAATGGATAACCCGCATAACTTGTATCTAAGCCCCATGCAACCCTTCCATTATGATATGTTGAATAATGTTGCGGCTTTTCCTTTGTATATTTTTCATCTTCTGGAGCCAACAACGCTTTTAACGGATGTTTTTCACCTGTAAAAATCTGCCTTTCATGCATTATGGAATTGTCATATCCAAGGTGTTGAATTAATGAGCGTGTTACTTGCCATATCTGCAGACCTGTCTTTTTATTATATGACTGAATAAAAGAATGCCCCACACCGCTTCCATGTACAAACTGGCTTAATAAGGGCATTTCTACTTGAAAGCCATACATTATACAGCGTTTTGCAACGAACGCACAATCAACCCAATTTGATTGAAACATCTGTATATTATCTATTGTTTTGGGATGTCTAATATTCATTTCCATTCCGTTTAATGTGAATATATTACAAATATCAAGCGTCTGTACACATTGTAAAGCTCTTGGCATGAAGTTGCGTACAAGTCGGATATCATCTGGCAGTTGTATGAAGTATTGGTATTGAAGCCCATCGAGATATTTATACATGAGATTATTGAGAAGCCAAAACCGCTCCTTTCCCATGTGCTGTTTTGTTTTGTAATAATGATAATTTATTTTCTCTTTACAATATTTTTCTACTTCATCATATTCGTCACCTTCTTTCCTGTCGTGCCATACTCTACATTGATACGCAAGCCCTGCACTTTCATTTTCGATTTGTTTTAATAAATCAAGGCACCATTCTGGCCGGCTCGATGTGGTAATGAATATTTCTATCATAGTTGACTTACTTTTATTCTGTTTGTATATTTTCTATTGACTGCATTAATTTCTTCTACTGATACGAATATTTTCATTTTTTTAATTGCCTCAACAATCCCAGAAATATAACTGCTCGCCGTAGGTGTATTAATATTCGATGTAGGCCTCATGGCCTCAACTGCCTGTACACCGCCACTCATGGCGATGTCTCTTTCACTCCATATTATTTCGTTCTTATGTACAGTCCCCGCTGGCTCATCCGAGGCACCACGCCCTGTATATCCACCAACCTGAAACCCTTTTGCGTCTGCCATTATTATTCCCTTTACCGCATTGAATGCAGCTTTTATTAATCCCGCTAAAATGCCCGCACGTAATGCACCAGAAGCCCCTGCTGTCAATACGCTGTCTGGTGTTGTAAAGCTCTGAGCAGTTGCTGAAACAACAGACGCCTGTACCTGTTTTTCGAGTATGTCTAAAAGAAAAATACTTAAACCTTGTCCGAACTTCTTAATATTCAATCCCTGTTCGTCTATGCTTGCTGAAACTATTCCGCTCAACTGGTCTGCGAATTGTTTACTAAGCTCTGTTTTATCTTTTAAATCTTTTTCAAATGCTGCCATTGTTGCTTCACGCATTTTACGCTCTTTCTCATCTCGTGCAATATTTTGCTTTTCAATTTCTGCTAATTGCTTTTCTAACTCATGAACAATGGCGTCTGTTTCCTTTTTTCTTTCATCTTCTCTTACTTTCCGATATGCAGCTTCAATATCATTTATTTTCTGTTCATGTACTTGTTTTGCTAATTCAAGTGCCTCATCATACTGTACTTGTGTCATGTGCTTTTTATCAAGCCCTTTAATAAAGTTTTCATACCTCATCATCTCTGCTGCCTTTTCTTTTTCAATACCATTTTCCATAGCTTCAATACGTAGCTTTTCAAGTTCTGATAATGCGGCTGCTCTTGCTTTGGCTGCTTCCTCCGCTGCTTTTTTTCTTTCCTCTTGTAGCTTAATTTCTTCCTCAGATAATTCATTTCCTTTGGCGGCTTCTTCATTCATTTTTCCAACAATATATACCATATTCCCATATACTTTCAATAGCTCAGATGTTGACTTAATATTCTGTAAGTTCAATGCAACTTGTTCTTTTGTCTGGTCTGTAAGCCCTGCATAAGCTTCAATGACATTTGTAATTTCTTTTTTCTGCTGATTGAAAATTGCTGTTGCTTGCTCTATTTCATTATTAAACCCTGTGAATAGACCTTGCACAAGCTCGAATTTCTTAACCATTTCAACACTTTCCTCTGCTAATGTGCCTTTAAGTTGTTCCCAATATATTTGAAATTGTATGGTATGCTGTCCGATTCTCTCCTGTGTATCACCAAGCTCATTTTTCAACTGTTGTAACGCTCCTACTGATGTTAATGCCTGTGCCTCTGCAAATCCTTTGTATTTTTCTGCAATCATATCAACGACAGCACCATTCTTAATTTGCTCTTTCGTCAAATCGCCTGTATCTCTGATGTATACTTTTAGTGATCTTACTACATCGCCTGTATAGGTTTTCGCTAACATTTCGCTGGATGTCTTCAAATCCTGCCCAGTAACTGTTGACAACTGTACGGAAGCATCCACGAGCTTATTAATCTGCTCCTGTGTCAAACCTAATGCAGCCCCATAAGCTTGTACAGCAATAATACTCTCATCGCCAAATACTGTTTGATTCTGAATTTCGGCGGCTCTTGCTTTATACTGTTCGAGTTGCTGTATATTGCCATCAATAGCGAATTTCAGTTTTGTAACAGCTTTGTCCTGCTCAATAAATTTATCCGTTGCACCGCTTATGAATTGTTTTATTCCATTCAGTGCTGATGTAAGCGCACCTGTAGCAAGGTTTGCCAGACCTGCGGCTGAAAAGATTGTAAGGAATTGAGATTTAAGCCCATCCAATGCAATCTTATAATTTCCTACGTTTCTCTGATGGTTTCCTAATGTGGCGTCCAGTTGCTTAATCTTAGCGTCCTGTTGCTGTATAGTATTCAATAACTGCCCGCCAACTGCTGCATTATTACGCTCCGCCTCTGATAATGTCCTATATCGTTCTTTATTTATTGCAAGCTCAGCGCCAAGCTGCTTCATACTGCCCTCTTTAGACTTATCCTCTTTTATAGATTGCTTTACGGCACTGGTTAACTCCGATAAACGCTGCTTGTTTTCGTATATGCTTTTTGTCAGGTTCTTATATTCCTGGCTTCCTTCCATATTGAATGACTTTAACTCTTTTAATGCCTTTGTTTCGTCATCAATCTTTTTCTTAACATCAATAAGCTGACGGATGGCTTCATCCTGTTTTATATCTACTTCAAAAATTATTTTGCTCATATTCGTATTAAATTAATTTCACACAAACCACCGCTTATGTGATTATTCATACTTTCAATAATGTAAGACCCTGCGAGCTGCTGACAATATACTGGCTTCATCATATCAATATCAGTAAAGTCCTCATCAGTAAGTTTGAAAAATGCACGTATTCGTTTAAAGCCGTTAAGGATATTAATCCATTGCCCATAGTTTCTATATAATATAAGATTGCTTTCCAGTGGTGCATATTCAGCAACGTATTTCAATGGGCATAAAACTGGCGAGCCACCATCACTGATATATACGTTTTGTGTTTTTCTAAATTGATATATTCTTGGCTCAACTTTCACCCAGTCCGCTGCACCTGTTAATAAAATCGGATAACGCCCTACACTTCCGTCAGTCCATTCTGTTTCTTCACTTGCGGCAAAAGGCAACTCATAATATAACTCTCTCGATTTTAAGGTATTATCTAAAATAGTAAATTGACCCCTTCCATAGCGTTTCGGGACTGTTTCATCTGACTTATATGTAACTTCATTAGTCTGTGCAAGCTCTGTATGAATATCTGGTATATTATAATATTGAAGTTTCCCCGATAAGTCTTGTGGTACATCATTAATAACATCAGATATTTTTTTGAAATTAAAAACATTCGATGTTGTATTTTCAAAGATAAGACCTCTTATAAAAAGTATTGAGTTCAAAAAATCCCACTGGTCGAGGTCTGGTAAATTCTTAGCGATACTCCATTCACCACCATATCCTAATATGTCGGCGGTGCATTGGAACTGAAAATTATTGGATGGCGTTACGGAAAAATATAAACTTAAAGAGCTGAAATTAACATAAAATGAAAATGATACTCTAAATTCTTGACCGGCTGTTAATGTTAATTGTTGTGTGTATGTTGTTTCTAAATCATACTCAATAATAGTCTGCCCCGATGTGATTGTTTCGGTATCTGATGTATAAATAACACTATCAACCCATGTAGCGCCGTTCCATGTTTGGAATCGTGTAACTGTGTAAATAGTAAAAGATGGGTTTCCATTTGGAAAAAAGAAACGAAAACATGGTGTAACACTAAAATTATACGTTGCTGATGTTGTTTCCGGATTAATATACATAGTGCCTCTTGTAGCATTGATGGCTGCATTATATGCCACACTTGCTGGCTCAATTATATCGAAAGATTTACATTCAATTGTAAGCGTATTAGCTCCAGTAATACCATTGCTCTGAAAAAAAACTGGTAAAGAGTCAAAAGATAAAAATAAGTTATTCTCTGGCTTAAACAGCTTTGTTGCAACTGGGATATATTGATTAGTGCCTGCATAAATATTACCATTAAATGTTAAACCATTGCTTGAGGCAATTTGAGCTAAAATTTCATTTGCGCTGACAAAAGGTATCATTCGCTGGGCTGTCAATGGGTCAAGTGCAGTACCATCCTCAAGCAAATCCTCACCTATTCCTGAAAGGTCTTGTACTGGATATGCAATTTGCCCACCATATAGAAACCATAATTGAATATTAGATATATCCCATGTATGATTATAGTCATTAAGACCTGTAAGCTCCTGTATTGATTTTCCACTTATTGCTTCTTTCAAATCTATATTACCCCAATATATTGAAAACTCATATCCATTCTCATTAGTACCTATCAATTTACCTTTCCCATAACTGATTATTTCAACACCATCCTGTATAAAATGCACTTCATAAAAGCTTCTGGCTGCTGTCGGTTCGGACCCTGCCTCATAAGTGTTTTCAAATATTGCATTATTCACATCTGTAAATGGCAAAGTGATTGTATTTGAATAATTACATGACTTCGCTTGCAATCGTTGCCAGTCAACAATACTACGGCTCAGTGCAATGATGTCGTCCTGATTGATATTTGCTGCTGTGCTGTTTATTGTGAGTTGTTTCATTTTACATAAACTCTATTAGGTATGACTTTTAATTGTATTTTTCCATACGGCTTATCCTTCTCACATACAAAGCTGACCAGCTGAACATCAACCCGAAGCCAATCGGGGTCATCCCAACGGAATATATTACGGCTGCGTATCAGTTGCCTGAATGCCTCGATATTACGTTTGTCAAATGTTGCAAAGCATGTATAGCTTTCATCATATTTTTTACTAACAACTTCAAAATTTTCTGTAACGCCATCCAAGTCATCTACATTCTGGTCGAAATACTGTGTTTCGTCAACTACGGCTTGTTGAGTAATATTGCCGTCAAAGAAATACTGATCGACTGCGCCGTAATCGTTTTCCCACTTTAGATATATACCTTCACGGCAATTTCTGTCAACTCTTATTTTAATTTTTTCTGTTACGTATGTCATGTTGTTGAATAATAATCGTCAATATAATTCAGTATGTAATCGTTAATATACTCATTGTCGCCTGTTCCGACTTTCAATGCAAGCCAGCAGTGCGGCGAAGATACTGAAGAAGTAAGTGTAATGGTATTAACTCCATCTGCCTCAGCCATATCGAGTGCCGTTACTGTTGTACTGCCATCGTGATATGTAACTTCCCTGTCAATATTCACTGTCGAGGGGCCGAATAATGCACCGATGGCAAAGGGGTAATTTTCAAAATATACCGGCTCAACAAATGCTGTAAGGAATTTCGCCGTGCTGTAAACGCCAAGTCCATAATAATATATCTCATAATCTACCATTCGTAAATCATCACCTATTTGTTGAACTGCCTTTACTGCTTTCCAAACTGCCGGCAACTTGTGATATAAGTCCGTATAATACCCATAATATTCTTCTTTGTAACTGCAATAAAATTCAAAGTCCTTTCCATCTAATTTTTTATTGACAGCTGTATAATCGGCATCAAGTGTATTATCGAAATATTTCTGTAATAAACTTTTCAAATATACACGGGCAACACCTGCACTATCAGTATGATAAGCCGCTGCTATGCTTATTACGGCGTCAACTGTTATTTTAACAAAAACCTTATGCTGTAATCTTAATGAAGTATTCGCAAAACCTGTAACTGTTCCGCTTGTGCTGTACCAAGCTTTATCAATTACAATAAAATTATTAACGGCGTCAACAGCTAATATGTCATAGGTTCCAGCAAATTCAAGAATGCCGTCAAGTAAGACCTCAACATAAGCAGTAGCATCGACCGCAAATATCGAAGCATCCGCAACATTTAATTTGAACTTTAAAGGTGAGTATCTTGCAAGGGCTGTAATCTGTGTATCTTGCCTCTGCAAATCAATATATACATTGTTGTACGCTGCATTCATGTAGCATACTGTTGAATCGCTGCGTGTGGTCGTAGGTGCGGTTTTAATTGTTATTGCCATTTTTAAACTCCTTTAATATTTCTGAATTAATTGTAATTGACAAAGCTGAATCAATCTCATCCTGTAACGCCTTTATTCGTGCCTCATTAAACGCTGCCATAACTGGTCTTGTTGCTCCGTTATATGTTCGTCCTGTCCTATGCTGCCACGTTCCCTCTGCTGCTATTTTTCGGGCTACAAGGTATGCAAAACTATTCAGCTTATATTCCTTGTCAAACTGTGAGGCGATACCCTTATCCCTTGCCCATTGCTTTATAATATCTGTAATATTGGCAGGTATTCCACCGGGTCCTCGTCCTCGGTCGAGAAATTCAATATGGTCTGCTCCTTTTATTTCAAGTTTTAAAGATGTTTCACTTTCTGTTAAATCATAAGCAAACTCGCTCAATGTTCGTCCACTGGCTTTCTGACCTGCTGCTAAATGTTCAGCTCTCAACTGCTCCACGCTATCCTTACCGAACTGATTAAGCATTGTACTTAATGAAGCTTTCAATATGTTTAAGTCGTTTCCCATGTGCAAAATTTAATATTAATTTGTTTCAGTTGAATGCTTACTAATATCCCTGTCGTGGGATGCCCTAATATTTGAAAATCGTAAAAATGCTCCTCTGTATAATTATCCGTAACTTCATATATCTGTTGTCCATCTGAATTTGTATAACTTCGTAATAAATAAACAAACAGGTCATTCATTACTTCCAGCGTATTAATATTCGTATCTGTAGTATCTATATCGTTGGTATTTTGCTCTGAGTGATACCCTATAATATAGTTCAGTTGAATAACCTTATCGTATGTGTTTGGTGTCTTCGTTATCCTTGGCGGGTCAAATCGAAACATCGGTACTTCGCTATCATTGTGGCTTATCTGTTCTTTTGTGCCAATAATAAAATTACAATCATACCCTTCGAGCTTAATTTTATTGATTATATTTCGTAAAATTGCTAACATAATTTTGACAAATTTAATTATTTTTTTGTGATTTTTTATTTTCTTCTAAAATATTTTCGATTGTTTTTATTTCCCTTCGATATTCAACAACTACATAAGCAACCGATTGTTTTTCGATAAACTCCGATGCTGTGCGTCTGTCGCCCCCTGCAATGAATAATGATAAAGATGTTAAACCAAACTCTTTCATATCATATTTGGGTGATAATGATTTTGTTGCAAGCTCTGATTGCTCCTGTATCTTGGCCTCAATTTCTCTAAACTCCTGTATATAATGCTTCCATAACGGCAGCATATATTTTATAGGTAATGTTTCAATAACTGATGTCTTGTTTTTTGATATCTTCTGAAATAATAATATTGCTGCTGAAAGGTCGTATGTGTATTTTTGTGTAATAATAAATGTTTCAAACGGTATGTGCCATATTGTTTCAGGAAAAGAAAATCGTATAAGTCCGTGGCGAAATGTAAACAATAATGGAAATTTTATGTCTGGTTCTGACTTCCAGAGCTTTGATATGTTGATGTATTTTCTTAATGATGTATATTCTGTTATTCTCATTTTTTAAAAACTTATGCCGCCAAAATTAGTATTTGCTTTTATTGGAAAAATAATATCTTCAAGGGCATATCGTGTCCCATCAATACTATGGTCATCCCCATTATATTTACCCGTAGCGTTTCCGTATCTGTCCTTTGCATGAGACAGTTCCCTGAACTCTTTTATTGTGTTAATGCTTGTTTTCGTAATATTTAATCGCTTACCCTGTAAATATGAAATGCTAAAGTCAACACTTCCTGCTGCTTTCTTGGCTGCCTTAATATTATATCCAAGTTGCCTGTAAATATAATCAATCATCCTCTGGTCTTCACTATCTGCAATTATCTTTTCAGCTTTGTTTATTGGTAAAAGTTTTGTTTTAAAATCGTTTTCATTCATACCAGCTTTATAAAATTCTTCATGAATATATACATCATCACCAACAACGGCAACCTTTATAAGTGTAGACGGAGCAACAAATCCGAAATCCATACCATAACTGTATTTTAAATCTTTCGGAAACGTATCAATCAATATAATATTTTTCGGCTCAAAAACAAGGTCATCAGCGTTGCCATATTCGCAATCAATATGTATCCTCTTAAAATTGCTGTCAATCTCTGCCCTTCGCCTTATCCGCTCTTTTTCATGCTCAGGGCAAAAAGCATTATCCATGTAATTAGACTTGATTATAATATGCGGCGTGTAATATGGAAGAAACTTATCCTCAAGCCAAAATTGTCGGGTCGGATTAAAGTCGCCTAAAATGATTTCGCTCCTTCGTGCCAATTCATCCCATACTTCATATTTTAAAGAATTTATTTCGTTGCCGTAAAGTAAAAATCTCCTTGCACCAAGGGCTTTATCAATCCTATCAGTACTAAAAAACTCAAGTATATTTCCTCTTTCAAACTCGTAAAAATTACCGCTGGCATTAAATTTATATCCGGTATTTCCCATTTTCCCCAATATCTCGGTTGCATATCTCATCACTCCGATTTTAAGATGTGGCAAACTTTCAGAAACAACTGTAAACACTTTATTTCGATACTGCGTACATAAAAAAATTATAAATAAAGTAAGGTCATAAGTCTTTGCCGAAGCTGTGCCACCCCTATGTATAATGGTATTAATTCCGCTTTTTAAAGCAGATTCAGTTTCAAAAAAAACTTTATTCGCCTTTATTTCCATCGGCTCTCGATATTATTATATTAAAAAAACTTTATTCGCCTTTATTTCCATCGGCTCTCGATATTATTATATTGAGCTTTTCACCTCCTAATGCAATTTCCGACTTCTGCTCCGCCTTGCCAAACGTCCAGTCCCTATAATCTGCCATGATTTTACTACGCAATGTCTTATCTCCTAAGTCCTGAATGAGCCAACGTAACCATTGTGGGTTATCTTTATCAATTAAAGTATCTTTCATTTCTTCATTTGTTAAATTCATCAAATATGAAATTGTTTCGAAAAACACTTTTTTAGTAACCTGTTCAATCCCTCTTTCTTTACATCTAAGATTGAACGAACTGAATGATTTGCGGTTTTGCCCTGTTCTATTAATATTTTCTGGGTGCTTGTCAAAGCCTTTTGCATCTTTGTATATGTCTTGGCGGGGCATGATTATATAGATTTAAAGATTTAAAAAATCTTGATTTATTTCATTACCAGATAAATAAACACCTTTATTATGTATAACCAAATCATTTTTAATATAAAATTTTATATTTTTTTCTCTACATATCT